CTTTTGTAACTCCGCTGTGCTTGTTACAAAATCGCCTTGCTTGTCATGTTGTTCTTTTACTTTCGCCATTAACGCGTATAGATCGCCTTTTTGATTTTCGATTTGCATTTTGTATTTCCCCATAAAAAAGCGGGCAGGAATAGCCCGCCCGCTGATTGTCTTATATTTTCCCATATTATGCAAGGTAAAACTTTTTAAAAGTTTATTTGCCAATATCCCCCGCAACATGGTGCCGAATAACTGAACGCGGCGGCAGGCCAGAAACAAAGCGCTTTAGTTTTTCCCCGTCAGTTTCTAATTGCTCGCCTTGCGCGGTATCTTCCCACCATATGCGGCAGTTACCTTGCGCAGCATAACAACCGCCTTGCGCCGTATTATCCGCCGCCCTGCGTTTATTTGGACCATGCGCAGTAAACCCGATAATAAATTTACGGTTTAACATAGCGCAAAACGGCTCGCCGTCTCCACATTGAGCGCAAGATATGTCGCGGTATTCTGCGGGGCATCTCACAACGGTGCGTTTTTCGTTGGGGACATCATCCCGCGCATATTCAATTTCTAATTCAAACGAAAACCATTTTTTTCCCTGCCATTGCGCTTCACTGACAACGGTTACCGTAGGAACCGCGCCCGCAGCAATTGCGGCGTCTTGTAAATTGTCCGCGGAGTAATTGACAACGGTTTTACCTTTGGGGTGATCTATCCCGCGTTTTTGTTTGCGAAACCAATCAACCCAATCAAAATGCGTATAAGTGAACGCAACCCCTTTACGCGGTACAGCGTCAAGCAATGCGTCAAAATATTGCCAATCAATTTCTTTTGCGCCCTTGCCGCTATCGTTTAAAGCGCATGACGGCGGGCACGTTCCAAATTTATCCCCGTTGCCCGCTCTATAGGTAACGGCTATTCCTTTAGTTTTTTTTGCGCGTGATGTCTCTACAGTTCTAAGCATTGTCTTACCCCATATAAGATTTATCCCATATCTATAACAAAAGAAAACCCGCCATGCAAGCGGGTTTAACTTTTATTATTTTCTGCGACGGCGGGGCTTATTTGCGCGGCGGCTTAACTCATCAAAATCTGAACCATATAACAAGCGGCCAATCCAATTAAGCAAAAACATCGGACCATCTCGCTTTTTCTTCGGCTTCATATTCTGCTTGGCTTTCCGCTTCAGTTTCTTTTGTCATTTTATAACATTCCACGCATAAATCCCAATTTACATCGGGCCAATAAAAACCAGTAACGCCCACGCCGCAACCTACACAATGTTCACTATGCAATCCCATTACACCGCCTCCCGTTTAGGCAACGGGTCAACCGCAGCATTGTTATACTTTGAAGCGGCCAACCAGTTTAATTGGGCACGGTTCAAAGCGCTAAACGCTTGCTCTAAAGCCTCGCAAACAATTTTCTGATGACCTACAGGCTCGCTGCGCGGCACCTTATCCCAAAAACTATCTAAATCCGGATCAGTCATTAGCCTGTCAAAAGCATGTATTTTTTCCATACACATCTGAATGTCTTCGAACATGTACCTGTTTATGTCTTTATAATTCATATTACCTCACTTTCTGGTGATAAGAGAATATGCGATTAAATAGGACATATCAAGTCGAAAACCTCATCCCATAGGAATTTCTTTTCGTGCGCTAACCGCGGCTCAGTTTTTAAACCGTCCGCCTTTAGGTCCATTGCTTGATCCGCATGATATAAAAATAGAAATGGGGCACTGTCGGGCTTGTTCTGTTTTTTAATCAAGGTCCAACAAGATGAATGCTTATGACGGACATGCCATGCAACTTGATGCGGGCTCAGGTTAACAGCGTTAGCCTTACAAAACTTTAATTCAACAAAGTGAAACTTTCCGCGCTCATCACAAATGAGAAGGTCAGGAATGCCTTGGCTTGCCCAGTTCTCAATCCGCGTGAGAATCAGCGTCCGTTTCGATCTCTTCGTAGCTGCCTTCAATTGCTGATACAGGCCCGCTTCCATCTTCGTCTGGGGTAATGTCAATTGCGCCATATGTTTGCTTCAATTCATCCAAAGCTTTTTGAACGTCTTCGCGGCTCATGCTATCAATGCTGCCGTGACGGATTTCAGACTTACTGACGTAGATATCGCCTTGCGCCTGACCCCGCCTATATTCAGCCTGCACTGCGGCACTGTACGCGCCGTTTTCAAGGGCTAGATCACGAATGCGCTGTAAGTCTCGCACGTGTCTTTGATAAGTGATGCCAAACTTCTCATCTAGCTCGTCACGATATTTTTTAATCGCGGCGCAAACGTGTGGACTGATATGGGGGTTTGTCATCTGAGACGCACGAACAGGAGCAGACTTTTTTGTATAGCCCGCTCGTTCTGCGGCTTCTGACATTGTGATGGTTCCATCGTTGGAAACCAGTTCTTTCACAAACTTCTCTTGCATACGGGTCAGAGGCGATTGCTCATGCAATCTCTTGCGGCCTCTCAATTCATCCGGATTTTGTTTAGTCCAACGCTTTCCGGTGGGTTTTTTCTTAACCCGTAACACCAAACCCTTCGGAATTGGGGGTGTTTTTGCCATTTTTAGCCTCGTTTATTTTGCTATAATTGTGTCATAACAAGGCTGAACTACTAAATCTAGCGTAAGAGTTTATAAGACATTCTAAGAAGGTATATAAGGTAACACCTTGAAAACAGAGGTGTTACCCAAAAAAGTTACCGAAAAACCCTTTCTTATTATATACATAGATACAAAGGTAACACCGTAACACCGGTAACACCCTTAAACGCAAAATTTATTTTTTTTATTTTTCTGGCTATATATATAGAAAGAGTTACCAAACCTTAATTAATGCTTTTGATATCGTCGATAACGTATAAGTCTTTGAACATGTCGTAGACTTGGTTGCTGCTATAGGCTTTCATATAAAAGCCCTTGCGTTTATCCAATTCAACATAGAACGTTTTCATTGGCCCTCTTCCCTCTCCACAGTGATTTCAAACTCATAAGTATCTTCTGGGCCGATACCATGTTCTGGACCCCAGATGCGATCTTCTGCAACGATGCGCCGTGCTTCCTCTGCTGTTTCGGCTTCTTCGTAGAACACATTTCGTTGCTCAACCATAACCCACCACTTTTTTAACGCATGTTCTTCTTTGGGATCATCGGTAACATCGTTGTAATTAATTAAATCCCGCCAAACTTCGTAATACCCACCATATTTCCAAGGTTTTGACGGATCGGCTTTAAACTTTTCTTCATCATACGGCACTTTTACTTGTACGCACATTTTCATATTTCGGCGTCGTCCAAACATTGCGGCGGTTTTTTCTGCGGTACAGAAGTGATCACGAATGGTTGATGCGCTATATCCTGCGATACCGTTATCGAAGGGATGTATCGACGGATCGTCGGCCATGCTCTCTTTGTCGTAATAGACGCCAACATTTAGGATGGGGTTTTCGTATAGATAGGGCATTCTGGTCTCCTCATAAAGAAGCCCAGTATGGGATATTATGGGAGTAACGTCAAGACAATAAAAAAGCCCGCGATTTGCGGGCTTAATTGTTATGCGTCTTCCATGCAGTATTCTTCCATGAACTCTGCCATTGCTTCGAAGCGGTCTGCTACTTCGCTTTGACTGTAGCAACCATGCTCATCTCTGAGATGGTGGCCCGTGTCCCACGCTAGGTCTTCGGCGTGTCGTGGCATTTCCACCCAGTATGTTTGGTTCCACCTTTCATACTCGACTGTGAAGCCATACTTCCGCTTCATCTTTTCGATGTAGCTTCTGTATTGGTTAGCGGGTTGTTTTGGTTTTCGGGCTTGATCGGGTATTGTGATCTTGCCGTCGGCCACCAGTTCGTAGACATCTTCGACACGTGCCCTGCGTTTAACCTGTTTGTCTTTGATGCTCACGATGTCACGTGTGCGTCCGCAGACGTATCGTCTTCCTTCGATCAGTTGGAAGTGATGTCCTGCGACAACCAGAAACACGCGGCCCGTGGTCCGCATATCTTTGCTTTCTTTCAGCCAAGCGGCGAGCGTGATCTTTGGAGTGCATCTTCGATAGATGCTTTGTATTCCGCAGAGTGTGAGGGCCCGTCGCACGTGAGTGGTGTGGGTTCCTATTACGGCTCGTTGTCCACTGACGGAACGGATGAGCCGTGCGGCTTCACCGCTGTTCATGCCCGTGACTGCGCTGATGACGGCTGGGCCGCAATAGCGATTTCGATCTGTACTGATATGAGTAACAGGTTTGATTTTCATTTTGATTTACCTCATCAAAAGATTGTGTCTGACATGATCGGGTTTTGGCCCTAGTCGGGTTGAGGTATTCAATTGTCAAATAGCGTTGGGCACTTTGCCCATACACTATAGTAGCATGAATATGGGTTAAATCCCATACATACTAACGGATAATGACGTTACGTCACTCCTATACTTATGCGTCAAGTCCTATACTTGAGTATAGTATTATCTTTTTAGCGAGGTCTGCGAGCCGCGGATCGTCGGCAGCGGTTGACCAGTCGATATCGTCTGGTTTTGGTTTAGATTTGAACATTGGTTTGCCTGAGTTCGTTGACGAAGTTGTCTAGTTCTTCGCGGGCGGAGAAGAGTTGTACGTCCAGATCTTTTGGCGCGTGTCTCGTGTACCGCAGGTCTTGCAGGTTATCTACTTGACGTTTCAGCCAACGCAGGTGCGCTGACTGAAACAGGGAAAGGTTTTCGTCACCCATTTTTTTTGGGCCTTCCTCTCTTTTTTTTGACGACCGGAATTGGTTTTTCCTCGTTCCACGTTGCGATGCTATCTACGCCTACATTGTAGATGCATTGGTGGAGAAAGTCTTTTAATAATATGTCGGGGTTGTTAGATTTTTGGATGTCTTCTAGTTGTTTGATAACATAGAAGGCGCAGATTTTATATTTGTGGCTCATCACCTGTCCTTATCATTAATTTCTTGGAGTTGCGTTTGGATGGCATAGAGTGCCGTTTCGCGGATCGTGAGGCGTAGTCTGTCATCGTTGGAGAGTTCTTCCCGTTTTTCGACGGTTTGTGATCTTAGTTGGCCGTTATTGGCGGTCCGTCGGATGCGTCTTGTGAACGTTTTGAGGCTGTCCACTTTTTCGCTATCATCGAGGCGTTTGTACCCTTCGCCTCTGACGTTTTCGAAGACGACGCTTTCGTCTCTTTCGAGATATTTTCTGGCTGCGAGGATTGTTGGGCGCAGTTCATTTATAGTTTTGCCAAAGTGTGATTGGATTGTGTCGTAGCTTAGGTGTCCGTTTGCATTACGGAACAAGTCGCACATATCCAAAGTTATTTTTGAACGTTTGAACATTTGTTTTTCCTAGTTAAGTTTCAGTTCGTTGCGTTGAATTGCGGAGAGGAGCGCTGCCGAAAGGCGTGTAGAGTTGCGGAGCGCTGCGCATTGGAGCGACGCGAAGTAACAAACAAATCGTTGAGTTGAATTGAGGCGCGGTGAGCGGCGGGGAGCCGTGGTGCCCTGTGAGAAGCCGAGCCGCGTGGAGAGGCGTTGTAACAAACAAATCGTTGCGTTGAGGTGCGATGCGGGGTGCCGCGACGCGGGGTGCCGCGACGCGGCGAGTTGAGGCGCGAAGTAATAAACAAATCGTTGAGTAGCGTTGCGGAGAGGTGCGTCGCACCGCGCCGAGACAAGTCGCGTTGAGAGGCGGAGCGCGAAGATGCGAAAAGTAACAAACAAATCGTTGCGTTGAATTGAGGCGCGTTGCAATACGCGAAGTCGCGTTGCGAGTCGTTGAGGTGCCCAGAGACAAGTTGCGTTGCGTTGTACATAACAAATCCTTGAGTTGAATTGCGGAGCGCAGCGAAGCGCCGTAGTACGGCGCGACGCGATGATTATTGCCAGTCAAACTTTACGGCGCGGAAGCGACCGTTAGTTCCGCCTTTTTCTGGGCGGAAGCGACCAATGCCGATACCTGATCCCGCGGCGTAGAACACCTCTTCGAATACATCTTTGGTGATGGTGTCATCCATGATCATAAAATCAATGTAAGACTTGTATCCTGTGTCCACGACGGGAAAGGTGCGCCAGACGCGCTTACCGGATCCTCTGACGCCATCAGAATTAACGTTGAGGCGTTCACCTCTGACGTCGGCTTGTTTGGTTTCAAGCTTGGGATCGTTGAGCGGTACGACGTCCGCTTCAAAGTATTTTGTATAAGTTGATTTACCGCGGCCCGGAATCTGTGTTCCTAGTTTTTTAGCAGCGGCGGACAGGCTGAACTTGATAGCCATAGCGGGGATAATGATGTTGCCGTCTTTATCGACGGTGCATTTAGAACGCCACGTTCTGGTTTCGTAGGCGTCGGCAGTTTCTTTGGGGAGCTTGGGCTCCTCGTGCATTTTAGATTGGCTGTAAGGGGCGATGCCTTCAAAGTGTACTCTAACATTCCGCATATCTTTTTTCCTTTGGTTAGCGTTGTTAACGTAAAGGAGTATATGCGAGGGTATAGGATAATGTCAATACCCTTAGTGAATATCTGATAAAATCCCTTCTTCCATCTCTACATGTGCGCTGGCCGAGGCCATTGCGGCACCGATAATGCCTGTTGCGTCTTGTTTATCGGTACAACCTTTGAGTAGGCGGAAGATTGCGGCGGTAATAATTCCGGTGTACGCGGCCCCTGCTTCGAGGTCCGCGTCCATCATATCGTCAATAAATTTATTAGTTTCTTTAAGCGCGATAAGATAATCGTCTTGGTTAGACATGAAAACGCCCCAAAGTAAACTTCAGGGCGCAATCAAATCTTTTATGAGGTACGCTCTGAATATAGAAGTGTATGGGATAAGTCAAGCGCTTTCTTGTTCGCGCTTGTATGCTTCGAAGATAATCCGCAATTGACCGCTAATTGTTCGACCTTCGGTCTGTGAGAGCGCTTTAATTTCCTTGTACACCTCAATTGGGACAAGAACGCTTTTCCATTTATCGGTATCCATATGTGAACCTCTCTAGTTTTAACCAACAATATAGGATGTTATGGGGGAGAGCAAGGAAAAAACCCGTCCAACAGTGCGAAACCTAATGGACGGGAGTTAAGACAGGCGATCTGTCCATGAGCAGAACTAACATGACTAGACGGCTTCACCCCAAGATGGGCCTACTTCGACGTCACACAGGCTAGGTACACTTAATGGTACAGCACTTTGCATCATCTCTGCAACCTTTTTTGCATCATTTCTGTCTGCAACTGACATGGCGATTTCATCGTGGATTTGTATCAAAGGAATCCGCCCGCTCTCATATATGTTGACCATAGACTGCTTGGTCATGTCCGCGGCGGACGCTTGAATTAAACGGTTCAAGGCTTTGTATGTGTAAGCGCGTTTTAAGCGTGTTGTGTCGCCATATGTTTTCACGGCTTCCTCGTATGGCAGCGCCTTGTTCATGGCAAACGTGTCGGGCTCCCATAACGGAAAGCGTAGTTTTCTGCCCAGAAGCGAGCGCAGCGCCCCGCGACTGTCCTTTTCGTTAAGCCTGTTCATCACCCCGTGCATCAGACCCTTAACGAAAGGCACACGGTCATGGTACTGGGAAACCAGACCTTTGGCTTCGTCCACGGGAATATCTAATTGGTCCGCGAGCTTTGCCACGCCCATGCCGTACATCATGCCAAGGTTAATTGTCTTGGCCTGTTTGCGTGGAATTTGCGCCATCTCTGCGACCATCGTGTGGAAGTCTGTGCTGCTATCTTCATTGTAGCTATCTACAAATTCTTTTGCGCCCTTGAGCGGACGACCTCTTTGTTCACCAAACAGGTGCGCGTAATGAACCAAGATCCGCGGTTCTTGTTGCGAGAAGTCAATTGCGGCCCACTGCTCGCCTTCTTCTGGTAGGAAGAGGCTGCGGATCATGGGGCCTAGCTCTGGATCCCGTGCGGGGATTTGCTGTAGGTTGGGATGGTTCATGGATATACGACCGCTGACCGTGCCGCCATCGTCGGAGCGGATTTGGTTTATGTGGGCGTGAATACGACCATCTGAGCGGCAATGCTTGAGAATAGTGTTGATAAATGTGCCAGAGGTTTTGTTGAGGTTACGGGCTTGCACGATAAGTTGCGCCAGTTCTGACGGATGGTCAGAGAGAAACCCTTTAGTAAAGGATGGCTGACCTTTTTCTGTGCGCTCGTAGGGGAGAGATGCTTCGTCGAAG